TACAGGGGTGCGTTCTACGCGGCGGGGACCGTCTTGCCTGTAGATGCCGAGTTCGGGAAAAAGCTTGTTGACTCGGGCGCTGCGGAATATATACCGACAGCCGCAGAGCAGCAGGCGCAAGAAGCCCAGCGCATTGCCGACGAAAAAACGGACGAAGTCCAGAAGCTCGAACAAGAGCTGCGCCAGGCCCAGGGTGATATAAAGGCGCTGCAAGATACCCTCGAAAAAGAACGCAAAGAATCAGCAGGAAGAATAGCCGAGCTGGAAGCAGCTTTGGCAGAGGCCCAGGCCCCCGGCAATCCTGCAACGGGCACCAAGTCACCCAAAAAAGGTGACAAGTGATGAGCCTTAAGGATCAGGTTCGAGCCGATCTGGATGTGTTTTTTAATACAGGCGAATTTGCCGAAACCCACGTTATTGACGGCCGCAGCCTAAATATTATCGTTGACAATGACCAGCTGAAGGAGCGGTCCGTTAAGGAGTACGACGGTATTTCGGTGGGGGAAATCCTGTACTACGTCAAAGCATCAGATTATGGGGAGCGCCCCGAGCAGGGGACTCCCCAAATCTTTGACGGCCGTCAGATGTATGTATTTGACGCCCGGGAAGACACGGGAGTATATGAGATTATCCTCAGCCAGAACCGGGGTGGTTAGATGGCCAAAGGGACAATCTACATCGACACCAGGCAGATTGACCGCCTGGTAGTGGAACTCAAGGGCTTTGAAGAGCAGGTATCTCTTGCCACCATCAGCGCCCTGAAGCGGACCCTTGACCACGTGAAAACCAAAACCGGGCAGATAGTCAGCAAGGAATACTCGGCAAAAAGCAGCTTTGTGAAAGAGTTTTTCAAGGGTGGCCCCAGGGAGGCAGGTAAGCTGACCATGAACTTGCTGGTGGTCGGGCGAACCCTCACCATGGGCCGGTTTCCCCACTCCCCGACAGCACCCCGGAAGCGTAAATATAAGGTTAAGGTAACTATTAAAAGGGGAGGCAGGAAAACGGTAACAACGGATCCGTCGGCGTTTATCGCCGGCACCGGGGCGCAAAGCCCTGACAAGATCCAGTCGAACGTGTTTGTCCGGCTTGGGAAGAAACGTCTGCCGATCCGGCCGCTGTATACCCTGTCAGTACCGCAGATGGTCACCAACGAGAAAGTGGCTGCTCAAATCCAGGAGGCTGCCAATAAGAAACTGGCCGAGCGGCTTGAGCACGAGATTATTTACCGGATGCTGAAAAGCTTTAAAACATCGAGGTGATATCATTGCCAACCGTAACAACACTGGAAACCATAAAAGCGTTTTTAGAAGAAAGAGTATCATCCCGGATCGAGCTGCAGCAGCCGAACGATGATAACGTCCAGGAATACAGCCTGGCAAACCCCAACGTATTTAAAGGCTGGATACCGCCTAACGGGTACCTGCCGGCGGGAATGGAGTCAGCTATACCCTGTCTGGTGGTAGGTATGGACGAAGCGGGTGACGATGGAGAACAAGAAACTACCAAAATTCGAATATCGGCGGTAGTATACAGCCCCGGGCTGCATGAGCCAGACGGCGAGGCCGTGACGTATACGCCTGATTTCCAGGGTTATAACGACCTGCTGAACCTGATTGACCTTACAACGGCGCAGCTCAGGAAAAACAGGATAATCAATGGCCAGTTGACTGTTGAACTCCCGGTTAAGTGGGGCATGTATCAGGAGCAACCTTATCCGTACTGGTATGGCTGGATTACGTTCGATGTGAGGACAGCCCCCTATCCTGTCTCTGAATTAGCAAAAAACTATTTGTGAGGTGATTAATATTGCCGTATAAACACGGTGCGTTTGCTAACCTGCTGCCCACAAAGGATTTTGTAGGGGTCAGCAGCATAGCAACATTGCCGGTCTATTTTGGGCGCCTGCCGGTCCATCAACTGGAGGACTACAGCGGGGCGGTAAACCAGCCGCTTTTGGTTCAGTCCTTCAATGATGGTGTTCTCCAAGGCGGCTACAATGACGATAACTGGACCGACTTTGATTTATGCGAAGCGCTGTATGCTCATTTCAAAAATGACATACAGGCAGTAGGCCCTATAGTGCTTATTAACGTACTGGACCCGGATACCCATATAACCGAGGCCCAAAGCGCAAATGTAACCCTTACCAACGGAGTGGGCTACATAGAAAACGACTTAGTGATTTTAAGTTCGGTTGCCATAGCCGATAAAGTAAAAGGTACTGACTACACAGCTGAATATACCCCTGATGGGTCCAAGGTGAAAATCACGGCAATTACCGCCCTGGTTTCCCCGGTTGCGGTTACCTTTGACGAAGTCGATCCGAGCGCAGTATTGGCAGCTGATGTAATCGGCGGGGTTGACGGCAGCGGAGTTAAGACCGGGATCAGTGCGGTTGACCTGGTTTACTTAACCCACAACATGATACCCACAATTATGGACGCTCCCGGGTGGAGCCACGATCCTGAAGTAGACGCAGCACTCAAGGCTGCAAGCCAGTTGATTAACGGCCACTGGTATGCTTGGGTTAACAGCAACATAGACGCAAGTGCCGCCGGCGCCGAAACGATGGCAGCGGCCGTTACCTGGAAAGGGACCAACGGCTATGATGGCGCCGGGGAGGCGCCCTGCTGGCCGCTGGCCAAGAACGGTACCCGCATTTTCCACCTGTCAACCCTGACCACGGTCACAATGCAGCGGGTAGATATCAACAATGACGATGTACCATTTGAATCTCCCAGCAACAAGCAGGTAGACATTACCGGGCTTTGCCTGGCTGATGGTACAGAGGTAATCTTTGACCAGATCCAGGCTAATACCTTGAACGCCGCAGGAATCCGTACCTGTGTGTACTGGGGCGGCCGCTGGGTACTGTGGGGGCCGCACACTGGAGCTTATGCTTATGGCGCCGATGTTGACGCCAGGGATAAGTTTGACTCCAATGTCCGGATGCTCTATCACCTGATGAACCAATTCCAGGCCAACTACGGAACGCTTGTAGACAAGCCGATGAACCGGGCGCTGGTAGACACTATTCTGAATGATTTTCAGCACTACCTGGATGGTCTTATCACTCAGGGCGCTTTGCTGATGGGTGAGATTGCTTTCAACGAAACAAGTAATCCAACCAGCGATATAGTAGAGGGGGATTTTACCTTTGATGTGGCCACCACGACAACCCCGCCGGGCAAGAGCTTGACAGCCAAAGTGGCCTATACCACCAAAGGACTGGACGTACTGTTTGGAGGTGATGAGGCGTGATTATATCGGGTGCAGTTATAGCCCACAAGCTTCTGGTTGACAACCAGGAAATATCCGATAACGTAGCCTGCCAGCTTCCAAAAATTGAAATTGACACAGCGGAAGTCAAGGGCGCCGGGATTCTCGGGACAATCGAAATGCCAGCCACCGGGCAGTTGGGCAGCATGGTTATAAAAATGGACTTCCGCGCTACAAACAAAAACATTGCCGGATTGGCCAAAAACGGAAAGCAGAACCTTGAACTGCGGTTCGTTAAGGACACGGTTACCGCCACTGGTTCTGTGGCTCCCGAGGGGTCAAAAATATTCGCTACAGGAATAGTGAAAAACTATGACCTGGGCAAAGTAGAGGACAACTCTACCCAGGAATGCAGCTTTGAATTTGAAATACTGCGGTACCGGCAGGTCACTGCTGGCAAGGAAGTCCTGCTGATAGACAAGCAGAATTACATTTACAAGATCAACGGTGTGGATTACATGCAGCAAATCAGGTCTCTCCTGTAGGGAGAGGCCTGATTTATTAAAACTGAGATGGAGGCGACATAATGGCTGAAAAGCTGAAGCTGTCAAGGCCTGTAATGATAAACGGGGAGGAATTCACAGAGCTCCCGTATGACTTCGAGGAAATGACGGCCAGGGACAAAATCGAAGCTGGCAAAAAGATGAAAGCTGCACAAATACCGATCAGCAACCTCGAGGAGCTGGACACGGACTATCACTTTTTCTTGTTTGCCCAGGCTGTAATAAAGGCTGACCCGTCCATTGATGTAAACGATATTCTTCGAATCAGCGCAAAGGACGCTAGGGAGGCAGGCAAGCTGGCCAGGAGTTTTTTCTACTTCGATTCGGAGGAATAATTTCCGACGATTACCTGAAAAAAGCGATAGCTCAAGTAACCCTGAACACCTCGACATCGGCAGAATTTTGTTACAACCTGCCGATTGCTGATTTTATGGATTTTTACAATACCCTTTGTCAGGAAGTAGATCGCATGAAGAAGGAGGCTGAACGCGGTGGCAAGCACAAAAGAACTTAAAGCCCTCATAACGCTGGCCGGGAAAATAGACCCGTCCCTGCAGTCTGCCCTGCTGAAGGCCTCCGGCGAAAGCCTGAAACTATCCAAGAACCTTAAAACAGCCGGCCAGGAAATGAACAGCATCAGCACCATTGCCAAGGGGTCTTTTATCGGCAATCTGGCTGCTGATGCCGTTGGTCGCATGGCATCAAATGTGTGGGAACTCGGGAAGGAGAGCATCAAGCTGGCCTCCGACCTCAGAGAAGTCCAGAACGTGGTAGACACAACCTTCGGGACAGCGGCCGACCAGATCAACAGTTGGTCCAGGGAGGCTTTGAATGCATACGGCCTGGCTGAGCTGCAGGCGAAGCAGTATTCCGGCACCATGGGCGCCATGCTCAAGAGCAGCGGGGTTGCCCAGGATGACATGATCAAGATGTCCAAGAGCCTGACTGCGCTGACCGGCGATCTTGCGTCCTTCTATAACCTGGACCACGATGTTGCCTTTGAGAAAATACGCTCCGGGATCTCCGGAGAGACAGAGCCCCTGAAGCAGCTCGGTATCAATATGTCAGTGGCTAACCTCGAGGCTTACGCCCTGTCAAAAGGGATTACGACAGCCTACAGCGACATGGACCAGGCTTCGCAGACAATGCTCCGGTATAACTACCTCATGGAAGTAACCAGAGACACCCAGGGCGACTTTGCCAAGACCCAGGGTGAATACGCCAACCAGCAGCGGCTGTTTAATACGTCTATGAAGCAGGCGGCCGCTACAATCGCGGAAAAGGCCCTGCCGTATCTGACACAGTTCCTCCAAAAGGGCAATGAGTTTGTTACAAACTTTGATGTTGCTGGGGCAGCTGAGAAAGCAGGCTATTGGTTCGGCTTATTGGGTGATGGTATTAAGTGGGTCTATGACCACTCGAATATCCTTATCCCCGTGCTGTCAGGTGTTGTTGCAAGTATCACCGCTATGAAAATAATCGGGACCGTAACCGGCCTGATCGACGTATGGAAGAACAGCACCCTTGTCATGACGATTGCCCAGCAGGGGCTTAATGCCGCAATGAAGGCTAATCCCATCGGCCTGATTATTA